ATTTGGTGTTACGATTGATGATAGTATCCCTGAAAGTTTAACAGGAAATACTACTCCTACATCTTGTAATGTCCATCTTATACCAGGTGAATATTATTGTAAAATATACGAACAAGTATCTACAACAAATCTAAATCCTGCCTTATCTTATGATGTAGTATATGAAACCATATTTAATGTGGTGGGAATAAACCAAAATACACCTGTTTCATATAGTGGAACACCTGATGTATTTATTATTTACAACGAGAATAATGATTAAAATAGATAAATTAAACTTTTCAACAACGGATATTTCTTCAAGATTTATTGAGAAGGTAAATCGTAATGAATATTTCGTCCGTTGGGGGATAGATAATATGGAAATTGAGAGATGGTATGACTACGCAGATTTCTCACCAATACACTCTGCTTGTATCCGTTCCAAAGTAGATAATGCTTCAGGTAGAGGATTTACAAATGACTATAAAATCAATAACAAAGAAAGCCTAAACGATGTTGTTAAACAGATGTTTTGGGAGTTTTTGGTGGGTGGAAATCTTTTTTTGGAAATTATTTGGAAAAATAACAGGGCTGATGGGATAAGCGGTTTCCACATTATTCCATCAAAGTTTATGAGAGCCAAAGCACCAAAAGAAGGTGAGATTAGAAGTGATGGTTGGTTGTATTGTAATGATTGGTTAAACTGGCGTAAATCGGGTGTAATTGAGTTCGCAGAGTTTGACCCAAAAAACTTTACTGATAGACAAATTATCCACATTAAACAATATCAACCTGGTTATTTATATTATGGTGTTCCTGATTATTTATCAGCGATGTTGGATATTAGATTATCAAGGGCTATTTCAGCTTTTAATTTATCGTCAATTTCAAATGGAGCAAGTCCGTCTATGTGGGTTCATTTTCCAACAGAGGCTCCCGACAGCCAAAACGACCAAGAGGACATTTTAAGACGCTTGGAGGAAAGATATAGAGGAAGTGATAATGCTGGTAGGATTATGGTAAGTTATGGTGGTGAAGGGGGAAAACCTGAAATCACACAAATTACACCAACGATGCAGACAGGCGGATACGCAGAAATATTTGGATTAGTAAGAGAAAATATCTTATCAGGTCATAAAGTGGTTGATGGGTCAATTATCGGTTTGCCATCACCAACAGGGTTCAATTCATCAGCAGAACAATTGGAAACCACATATAAGTTATTTATGAATACTTGTGTAAAACCATTACAAGAGTTACTTTTAAGAGAAATTAAACCAGTGGTTGAACTTATTTATCCTAATGAAGATATAAAATTAGAAATAGAACAAAACCAAATACTATAATGATTTACAACGTTTTACTAATTACAGAACAAAAACTAAAAAACTCAACGCCCATAAATGAAAACGTGGACATCGCTGAATTACGATTTAGTATTAGTCAGGCTCAACAAATCTTTATTCAAGAGAGCCTCGGGACGAACCTTTATGAATACATTTTAGGTTTGGTAAGCACAAATGATATTGAAGACCCAAGTAAAATCCATTACAAAGAGTTATTAAATAACTTTATCCAACCAACTCTTATATCGTATTCTTACTATTTAGCGCTGGATAATTTTTATTTGAAATTCGTAAATGTTGGATTACAACAGATGAGAAGCGAACAGGGTAGTCCTGTGGGTATTAAAGATTTGATGTATCTTAAAAACAACGCAAGAGACAACGCACAATTCAACGACAATCTATTAAGGAGACACCTTGTATTCAATAACCAAAACTTTCCTCAATATACTCTTACAACAAACAACGGACAACTTATTCCCGAGTTTGGTGGAGCCTTCAAATCTCCTATTACATTACCTCCTGCTGGTAATGGAGGTAGAATAGTTGGTGGTGGAAACTATGGTGCTGGTATTTTGGGTAGTTGTCCGTATCCCTGGTGGTATAGTGGTAATAATAGTAGAATATCTTAAGCATCTTTATACAAGATGTTCCTAACAATTAGGGATATTTGACTTTGATGTATGTTAAACATTTTACCCAATTTTACACAATTAAAATCTTTAGAGCGTTTTTTGTAATTTCCTCTAATATACCTTACATCATCATCTGTAAGTTTGTGTGGTGATATACCACTTTGTCTGGCTCTATCTCTATTTTCCTTACCAGTAACCCACTCTAAATTGGTATAATGATTATTAAATCTATTATCGTCCCTGTGTTCTATTTCAGGTAAATTATCAGGATTTGGTAGGTATAATTCACCTACTAATCTATGAATATAAAATGTTGTCCTTTTACCATTTTTGTAAATATCAACACAATAATACTTATCCTTTACAGGAACACCATTTTTGTAATTTCTTTTCATATTTGGTTTTAATTGTTTTCCATTACGGAATACATCACCATACTCATTTACAAAATAATCTGTATCTCTAAATCTTTTCATAATCTATAAAAATAAACCCCCCAATATTTCTATCAGGGGATTTTATTATGGGACATCACTTACGTTCTTTGTATAGTTTTTCTAATGTGAGTTCGGTAATCCTCATATCTCTTTTAAGATAATCAGGTGTTTTATATCCCGATGAGTTAAATGTTGCTTCTTTAATTCTCAACTTATTTAACTTTTGTGTAAAGTATTCAATCTTATTATCCATACTAATAAGTATTATCCCTCTTTCTTATTTTCTAACCACTTATCCAATCCCTCAAAGAAATCACTATCACCAGTCTCAATCATTTTAAGAAATCTCATATACAACGCTTTCAAGTCCATCGCTGAATAAGTGATGTTGTTGTTTGAGAAAAAGGATTGTGCTTCCTTTAACGCTGTTTGTCTCCTAATCATAGGACTTTCGTGTTCCTTATAGAGTTGTGTTCTATCAAACCCTAATGGTAGTTCATCATACTTTTTCATATTATCTGTCTCCTAAATGTTGTTCGTATGCTTCTTGTTCTGCTTCAAGTTGTCTTTCTCTATACAACTCATATTGGTAATCCTCATCACCATCTGTGTTTCCTGGATAGTGTTTAACTATTTCATCAATAGTCATCTGTTCGTAAGTTCTTTTTGTGTGTCCCATTTTTGTTTTCTTTATAGTATAAATATAGTAAAAAATTAAAAAGTATCAAATAATATTAAAAATAACTTAAAATATTTTAGTCCATCATAGCATCAACCCAACCTGAAATGAAAGATGACTTACTCTCATTATATTCACCATCTTCATCATAATCAGGTTGTTTGGAGAAATCACTATAAATCCTTTCAGCCAACTCTTTTTGTTTTACATCACCATAAAGTTTGTTGATGCCTTGTTTCCGTCCTTCGTTGTAAAATGTTTCGTTTCTCATAGTGATACAAATATACTACTTTGTTATTACATTACAAAATCACTATCAAGGTTTTTTCCCTTTTTAAGGAGTTCAATAACCACTTCAAGTTTTTCAATATCGTCCCAATAAGCGCAACCCTGATGTTCTATGTTTCCCATAGTCATTTCAAGCCTTTCACGGATTGAGTAGTATTTTTTAGAAGCGATTTTGTTTGCTTGTTCTTGGGTGATTACTCCTTCATTTACCAAAAGTTCCATAGTGTTTTTCATAGTGTTTATTTTGTTAGTGTTATATTGTTTATCAAAGATACTACTTTTTATATTACCAGCCTAATTTATTTTTACAATTCGTAAGATTTAATTTTGTCTTGGAGTTGAAGTGAGGACAACAAAGCCGCCACTTGTTCCTCATTTAATAATTGTGCCAAAGCCCATACATCGGCGTCTTGTGATGATACTACTAATTTTGTCGGTTTGTTTTTCATAGTGTTTTTCATAATACAAAGATACGGATTTTTTCTTACCAATAGATATTTTTATCAAAATTATTTCTAATTTGTTTTACAATTTCTTTGAGGTAATCTTTATTGATATACTCAAATGATTTACTCTGTAATACATCACTACCTTCGGTAGAAGCGATACTGATTGTATTATCACCTTTCCTACTGATGATGATTGTATTATCCCCACTACGGATAATTTCCAATTTACCTTCTGGTGATACTCGGTAAATGAAAGATGATACATCAATTCCATTACGGGTGAGTAGATTTACATACTTTACGGGGAGGGTTTCTTTTTTCATCTTGTTTATGTTTTTGTTAGTGTGTTATTGTTTATCAAAGATACAACTTTTTATATTACCAGCCTAATTTATTTTTACAATTCTCTCCAATAGTTGATGAAATCCCACATCTTTTTATCAGTAGATTTTTTGTCTAAAATACCCCTATCAGCCATTACATTTACAAAAGTCATCTCAACATACATTTCTTTCATAAATTGTAAGTCATCACCACATCTGTTATAGACATCTTCACGGGTCATACCCCATCTATCATCTTTCACGATGAGTTGGATTAAAGTGATTTTATCTAATGAGTGAGCGACACTCCACAAAGTTTCCATACAAACAGAAAACTCATTAAACAAGTTCAATCCAATACCAAGTTCGTAAGCAGTTTCTTTGATAGTCATAGTTTCCAATTCTTGTTCGTTTTCCATATATCAAAGATACTACTTTTCTACTTATCTACCAAAATTATTTTTACCAATCTGCTTTAATTGTTGCCGCACCATAATCATTTTTTGTAATTTTCATAGGTGTTGCCTCATCATAGTATTTTAGAAATACCTTGTATTCTTTTTTTAAGTGATTGTAAAAACTAACCTTATCACCCTGAAAATACTTTTCCATCATAGTTATTCTATCTCCACCAAAGTAATCTACAAGCGTATCGTAGATGCCGTATATGATATTATTTTCCATATTACAAAGATAATACTTTTTATTTGATTTCTACCAAATTGTTTTCAACATTTTTATATGCCTTATTACCACTTACAACCCAATAAGAGTAATACCCAAATCTTTTACCAAACTTACGATTGTAGGTTGAGATTAGTTCGTTGGCATCATCTACCAATTTTTCCAAAGTAATACCATACATATTTTCGTATCGGTTGATTACCACAGGGTTTTTAGCGTTGAAGTGTTGGATAATAGCAAATTGTTCGCTCATATTGTAAATCATTTGTCGTTTGTTTTCCATACAACAAAGATAATACTTTTCTACTATTCTACAAAATTATTTTGACTTTCTTACAAAATTGTTGTGATACTCCCTGAATACCTCATAATCCAACTTACTCTCAAATATCTCATCACCATACTCACAATACTTATTTAACGGAGTTTCTATACGATGTATGAGTGAATACCCCACTTTACCATTAAAGTCTCTTAAAACCTGTTCTGTGGAGTAATTCACCCCATATATGATTGTATGTGTCTTCATACTAAATTATGTTTCATTAAAAATTGTTGATGGATAGTTAAATCACTATTAAAGTCATACCCAATATTCTCCAACATAATCTTTGATTGTTCCTCAACATATTCATTTCTATCTTGAGCACCCTGTGTATAATTCATTACCCTTTCACCATATACAATTTCGCCACATTTTTCACAGAATAATTTATACGCACCATTTCTACCATACTCAAACTCGGTATTGTGGATATATTCTTTTTCACGGGAACACCAAACATATTCCTCATCATCAATATAGATTACCTTACTTCTTTTGTGGTATGCCATAACTTTCTCTCCTCCACCTATTATCATTTATTATTTTAGTTATGTGTCCGCGCGAACACTTAAACTTTTTGGAAAGGGACAAGTGCGTCCAACCTCCTTGAAGATATAAATTACGGATATGTTCCGCCTTTGTCTTTGATAATTTAATTATGCTCATTTTTCTAAATTATGTCGTTTAAGGAACTGAATATGAACCGATGGTGTATCTACCCCAAACTTGTATCCAAGTGTCTCTAATAACCTCTGTGTCCCTGTAAAGTCCTCATCTTGTAGCCTATTGAGTTTAAGATAATCCATTTCCCCGTCATCATCAATATCTTTCTTGGTGTAATGTATTTTACACTTTGTATCCAACTTAAATGGACCTGTCTTTGATTTATAGAAATTATCCTCTCTTAAATAATCCCCACATATTCTACAGAAATAATATACTCCATCATTTCTCCACATACGCCTTTTTAGATTGTGTTGTATTGTTTCATTACCCATATACATAAATATATTGAAAATTAAAATAAATCAAAATAATTATTTTTTTTTCAATCCTTTTTGACTTTTACACATATTTATACTATATTATACATTATGAGAAAAAGTATTTTAATTGACGAACAATTACACGATAGGTTAAAAGCCTATACCGCAAAACAAAACCTATTACTTGGAAAGTATGTTGAAAATTGTATCAACGATACTTTAACACAAGATGAACTTGAAATTGATGATAGGTGGATACAACTACAAGAACAATTTAAGAACTTGATGAAAAAAATACAAATATCAGGTGGAGGATTTGTTGAGGAAAGTGATGAATACAAGCAATACATAAACGATGTTAAAAAATACTGGAATGAAAAATAAAGAGGATAATAACAACATAATTTTTAGAGCATCTTGGTTTAAGACATTAGACAGATGGTCTCCTGAATTGGTTAAAGAGTTTATTGACGCTTTACACAATTACTATAACAATACTGAAATCAATATAACAAATGAAAGGGTTTTAGATATGTGGATAAACGCACAACCATTACTTGATGGTGATAGGAACAGATACAATAAAAGAGTTGAAATAAACAAAGAAAACGGAAAAAAGGGTGGTGCTCCTGAAGGGAATAAGAACGCAACTAAATTAACCCAAAACAACCAAGAACAACCAAATACAACCGAAAACAACCAAGAACAACCGAAAACAACCGAAGGGTTAAAAAAACAACCGAAACAACCCATAGAGAAAGAGAAAGAGAAAGAGAAAGAAATAGAGAAAGAAATAGAGAGTGAGAAGGAAATAGATAATGAAAACGAAACCGAAAAGGAAATTGATATTGAAAAAGAAATTGATATTGAAAAAGAAACAAAATATAGACAAGTATATATGAATAATAGGTGTTCTATAAATTATATTATGGATAATCAAAATCTTTCTTATGACGATGCTGTTGAAATGTTTATTCAACTTGAAAAAGAATTGGTAATATGAAAAATAGAGATACTCAACAATTAAAGAAAATTGATGATAGAACAAAGTTTCAACATTTTCAACATAGTCAAAAGTTCAACAAAGAATTAAATGCTCCTAATCAAAATATTACTACACCATTTAGAATTATTGATAATATCTGGTTGTTTGGTAAATACAAAGGGCATAAGTTAGAAACTATACCAGCAACTTATTTGAGTTGGGTTTTACAGAACTTTAATAATTTATCAAAAACACATAAAGCACTTATTCAACAAAAGATAGAGAATATTTAGTAATATGGATAAAGACACTTTAATAGCAGCATCAAATATACTAACACCAGTATCCGTAGGGATTGCTGTAATGAACCCAGTAACATATTTAACCATATTGTCTATCTCAACATCTATTATTCTAAATGGGATATTAATATACAAAAATCTCAACAAGAAAGAAAAAAAGTAATATTACTTTACTGATGTAAAAAACACAATTATATTTATTAAAAGTAATAAGAATACCCATTTTTGTTCTTTGAGAAATCCTACATTTACCCTGAATAAATGTGGGATTTTTCTTTTTAATTGTAGGAAGTAATTATTGTTTCCCTGTTAGATTACCAAGATGCTTACAATTATTAACCCCCATCATTTATGGGGGTTTTTTATTTATATTATATTGTTATTATGAATTAAATTGATTATATTTATAGAGTATGGTAGAATTGATAGAACTTACAAAAGATTACTATTCCAAGACAGATGAGGAAAAACAAGTAATTAAAAAGTTGATATACGATGATATGGTATTCATAGCAGATGATACTGATATGGGATATTTTGATTTCAAGGCTCATTTAGATAGATTTGTAAATACGATGATAGAAAATGAGGACTATGAAGTAGCGGACTTATTGAGAATTGTTTTCAAGGAAGTAGAAATAAACTATTACAAAATAAAATAATATGGGTTGTAATTCGTGTAAAGGTGGTAGAGCGAAACCACTAAATAATGTAAATAATCAAGATACTCTAAAAGTTGTAAAGGAGATTTACGATAGAGTAATTGTTGGTAAAGAAATAAATGATTTTAATGATTTTGATAAGTTAGAAACTTTCAACGCATATAATATGTTGTATCCAAATAGTTCTCAACAACCAGATATAGCAAATGCGATACATCATATTACACACGCACTACAATTCTTGGTAGTAAATAAAACAAAAATTAAAAGATAAAATATATGGAAAACGAAAAGAAAGGTGTTGGACGACCAAAGTTGGAATACACTATGAACCCCGAGTGGTATAATATCATTATAGATGCTGGTAAAACAGGAAAACATATTACTCAATTTCTTATTGAAATAGGTATTTCTTGGGAAGGACACTACAAATTATTAAAGAGAAATACAAAATATAATGAAGCAGTCGGGGAATATAACAAATTGTGTGAGAATTATTGGTATGATATGGCACATAACTCTATGAGTGATAATGGTGGAGTAGGGTTTAATTCCCGTCTATGGGCTCTCATAATGAAAAATAAGTTCTCCAACAATTGGACAGACCAATCCAAGTTAGATATTACAACACAGGGGGATAAAATTGAAAACAAACCTATACAGATTGAGATTATCAAATCAAGATTAGATGAGAGAGAAGTGGGATAATTCAGCAACAAAAAAAGGTTCTGTGTTTAAGACAAAAAACAATTTTGATAATGTAATCTTTGATACACAGACAATAGATAAAATAGATTTCAAGTCAGTCATTTTAACTATTGGTGGTTGGTTTATAGTTGATGAAGGTATTAAAGCAAGAAGGAGAATAATAAGATTGTTGGAGGAAATTAAAAAGACAATTAAACTAAACTCCAACAAACATTATTTTAATGGTATGTTGATAGATGTGGCAGAAATCCCTTATACATTTGACGAACAGAGAACAGGTTATATTACATTTGAATATACTTTGTTTATGAATAAGGAAATAAAGTTCAACAAACAAGAAATGACTATGTTGATGAACGAGATGATTGATGTTGTGTATAAAGAACACTTTAAGGAACCAGTAGGTTTTGATGTGTATAAAAATAGAATAGAGTTTAACGCAAGATGAAAATACTAACGGGGGATTGTTTTGAGTTGATTAAAGATATACCAGACAACTCAATTGACTTGGTGATTACCAGTCCTCCGTATGCGGATATTATCTCATATGGTAAAGATGTATCAATTAAAAAATCAAATGACTATGTAGATTGGATATTACCATTATTCAAGGAAATATATAGGGTATTAAAACCATCAGGTTCTTTTATATTAAACATAAATGATACTTGTAAAGATGGTTATAGAAACACATTTATCTATGAATTGATTTATAGGAACTCAATAGAAACCCCACTAAAACTATACGACACTTACTTTTGGCATAAGTTGAACGGAATACCAAATGGGTCAAAGAAAAGGTTTAGAAACAATACAGAGTTCATATTCCATTTCTGTAAGGATACAAAACAGATGAGGTTTTATATGGATAGGGTATTAAAGGAACCAGCCAAGGCAACAAGTGATAGGGCTAAATATCCTTGGCAACCAAAAGGTAATGGTGATATTGTTGATGGGGAAAGAACAAACAAAAAACCCATTAAGATAAGAAAGACAAGTAAAAAAGTTGATTTAACAGGTTCAAGTTGTGATGAGTTTGTTGATAGGTATGTGCCAGAGAAAGTTAGACCTGATAATGTATTTAGATTTCCAACAGCAGGTTTGGCAAGAGATAATACGATTAGACACCCCGCACCTTACCATAAAGAATTACCTTCCTATTTCATCAAATTACTTACAGATGAGGGTGATATAGTCCTTGATGTATTCAGTGGAATAGGCACCACCGGTGTTAGTTGTAAGGAGTTAAATAGAGACTATATCGGTATGGAACTAAACGAGAAATACGCAGAGTTCTCAAAACAAAGAATAATGAGTAAATTATTATGAAAATACAAAGACAAAGAAAATCAAAACACAATAGACGAAAAGATAAAGTTTATGTGATACTCCAATCTGTAAAGTGGAGTTTGGAATTACACAACTATTTTGGATTATGAGCGTTAAAACAACAATTGTATTTGAGAAATTATTGGAAAGTGATGAACTTGGAAAAAGAATTGTTGTAGCACAAGGTGGTTCAAGAAGTGGAAAAACTTTTAACATTTTACTCTATTGGGTGTATAGATTATTACAAGAAAATAACAAGACATTATCAATTGTAAGAAAAACATTACCATCATTAAAAAACTCTGTATTAAAAGATTTAATTGAGGTATTAGAAATCTTTGGAATATATGACCCTACAAAGTTCCACAAACAAGATGGATACTACCAAATAGGAACAAACACCATCAACTGGTTCTCTGTAGATGAACCACAGAAACTGCGTGGTAGTAAAAGGGATTGGTTATATTGTAATGAAGCCAACGAGTTAAACATAGAGGATTGGAACCAGTTGATATTTAGAACCACAGATAAAGTAATCTTGGACTTAAACCCGAGTGAATTATCCTGTTGGGTATATGACTTGGAAAATAGGGAGGATTGTTTTTATTTTAAGACGACTTGGAGAGATAATCCATTTGTGGATAAAAATATTATCAAGGAGTTAGAAAACCTAAAAGACAAAGATGAAAACTTATACAGGATTTACAACTTGGGTGAGAAGGGTATAGCAACAACTCTGGTGTTTAACAAATGGAATACCATACAACAAATACCCGATGGTTGTAAATTACTTGGATATGGAGCGGATTTTGGATATAATGACCCTTCAACACTTGTAGGTGTTT